CTACTCCCCATGGGTTGATAAAGGGACTAAGGCTGCGGACCTCATAAACCGTAGGCACCATTCCTCCATCGATGTTCTCGTTGAAAAGAACCAATCCCGTGTCGTCACAAGTCCTTGTGCGAATATTGGTGATACGAAGTTCTGAGAATGGTACCGAAGATTCGTCCTGTAGGATTTGGATATCCCTGTCAAACCTTCCGTATACCAGCATTGGCAAAGCGAATAGATCATCAAATGTCTGCAAGGCATTTTGCTTGGATGTGTTGAACGACCCAGTCTTGAGTTCACAAGGAACCGACTGGTCGAACTCCCAGTTAGCTTCCATTGCACCGGAAGGCTTTTGAACCTTGACTGGGTAGTACACGTCTGCAAGCATAGGGAAGAACATCAGAGCAATCCTGCCCTCACGATGTAGTCCCTGTAAACCCTGAGCAGAACGTCCACTGTCTTATTGCCTGTGCCCGTAAGAGCCTTGGCGCTGTACTTGATCTTGTACTGGTCTGTTGCGTACTCCAAGACATACTTGTCGGTGTATGAGGAGCCGCACGTAATGTCGTCTACAAGAAGCTTGAGACATTGGCTTACTACTGGTGGGATAACTTCGTGACCTGTTTCGAACTGGACAACGTAATCTTTACCTGTTGGGAAGGAACCACTTCGTCCATATGTTGAGCCATAGTCTGATCCTGCGAACATGAGCGAGATTGGCTTTCCAGACTCATAGTCCGAATCACCTAGGTGAATGATCGATGTCCTGTCAGGTGAGATTGCAAGGTCGTATGGGTTGGTTTCTGATTCAGAGTCGTAAACCAGAACTCCACTCTCCCATACCTTCAATAGCTTGTTGAGCTTGTAGGGTACCGTCAGGTAATCGCTACCGCTGCCCTCTGTCTCATATGTTTCCTTGAGCATGTAGAATCCATTGGTGTATCCGTCGATAATGCCTCTGGCGACAACCTCATTGGCTACCGCCTTGGCATACTGCGCCTCAGTATAGATTGATGGCAGCAAAGCTTTGATATCGATGTATGGCCTCACAACGGACACCTGATCAGCTACCTTGAGATATCCTCCTGTGGATACCTTCATAACGTAGTCATCATCGTACATGCTTGGAACTTCAATTCTTAGAGCGCCCTCATTATCAGTTGTTGCGGTGCCCTTAGCAACCTCAACAGAGTCTCCGTCAACCAAAGACCAAGTGTATACTGTGCTTGCTTCTAGCCCCGCCTTGTCATAAAACAAAGGGAATGGGGGCACTCTATGAATGATCATCGTCCGTAGAATTCCTTTACTTCCTCAACGGATGCCTCGCGTACCTTCTTCAAGGTTACCCACTTGGCTGCCGCTTCCTTGGTAACCACGTTGAATCCTGCCTTTAGCTTTCCGACTTCGGACCAATCGATATTACCCTGAGAGACAACAATTGTCTTGTCATCTGCTACCGGCGCTACAACTGTCTTACGCGGCTTGCGTGACTGCTTTTGTGTTACTCCGGTCTTGCCCATTACTAGGGCACCAACACCTTCCTCTACAGGCTCAGGTGCGGTGACTTCAACATCACTCATATTTTCCTCCATGCGTTCATTATATCATTGGGTACGACAAAGGGGGCAGGTTACCCCGCCCCCTCTGACTTAGCTTCTACCGATCAGATGTCGGCTGCTGCATCTGCATAAGCAAGTGCGTCAAGCTCTTCCCAAGCGAGTCCGAAACGTACGTATACGGTGTACTCGATTGTGTCCTTCTTGTTACGGAACTCGCGGTACATCTGCACGTCGCGCTGGAAGCCCCACAAGCGGTTCTGTGGGAAGGTTAGTTCCACACGATCCTCTGGGAAGTAAGGTACTTCCACAACATTCAGACCCAGAACCTTAGTAGCCTTGAGGCCACCAATTACCTGATCGGTACCGTTGAGGTACGTCTGCTTGTTGTTGTCGGTCCAGATAGCGTTGGCAAGAGTACCGTTGTTACGAACAATGTTCGCAAATGTGGTAGAGCCTGCGTAGAACTTTAGACCGTTCTTCATTGCGCGATACTTGCGAGGCATCGTGTCGATGAGACCCTGCATAACCTCTGGCGTCCATGCTCCGCCAGTAACGGTTACAACCTTCTCATGTGCTCCTGAACCGGATGCGTCAGCGAGAGCTACGAATCCCGGCATAATCTTGAGGAACTTGTCAGCGCCGGTACCTAGACCGTTGATTGCCAAGTCTTCAATGTCATTTGCTAGTGCGTTCGTCATGTTGCGAACGATGCGATCTTCGAGGGCATCCTTTTCGATGTTGTCCTCAAGAACTTCTGTGGAAAGCTCCCAGTCGAGACGAATCTTCTTCGTAGTAAGCTCAATCTTTGTGAATTCAGCTCCTGCGTTCTCGTAAGTTCCGTCAGCCTGTGCTGCGGCGCGGATTACACGCTCACCAACATTAAGCTTCTCAATTTCTGCGGTGTTTGCACGCATTGTGATCTTGCGACCATCCTGAGCAAGATAAGTAGCATCCCATACGTAATCGATGAACTGCTTGGACTGATCTGGCTGTAGGATTCCTCCACCGGCTGTACCGGATGGGTTAACGGCGTTAGCACCGGATGTGCTTCCGAAATAGCCACCAGCTACGTTTCCTACATTACCTGCGGCTGGGGAAGTTACTCCACCAATACCACCGGCTGCAAGAACACCAGCTTCAACGGCCTTTTCTAGAACCTCTTCTGACATTTTCACCTCCATTTGTTATTAAAACTGTCAGTTGTTGAAATAGGCGGTATCGAGGATACGTCCAGCCCATTTACTTTGCTTAGCCGGTACTACCGACTCTACCTGCCTAATCTCGCCCAGATCAGCAGACTTCTGGAATGCGCTCTTGCTTTCCACAGCATCGACACGCTTACCAAATTCATTTGTTGCGGAAGCAATCTCGTCCTTGGCTGCGGACAGGTCAGAAGAGACCTTCTGGATTGCTTCGCTGTTTTCCTGCACCGTTCCACCGAGAGACTTCACAAGTTCTGCAAGTCCAGCGAGTGGTGCCAATGCGTCGGTGAGACTCTTGAGCAGTGCCTTCATTTCAGAGTTGTCATCTACTGGGGCTTCAACAGCCTTCTCGACAACAACCTCTTCTGCGGCAACCTCTTCGACAGGTTCTACAACCTCTTCGACAGCTACCTCTTCTACGACAGTCTCTTCTGCGGCATCCTTAGGTGTTCCTTCGAATACCTGCGGTGCGCCTAGGGATTCATCAACAGACTTCTCGATGACTACCTCCTCTACGACTGTTACGTCAGTTTCAGCGTTGTTCACGTTCTCAACCTCCTTATCCTTGGTCTTTGATAGTGAAGAAACATTCTTCAAAATACGACGATTTGCTGCAACCATTGTATCATCATTTTGTGCATAGATGCGTACAATTGCTACAGGGTCAGTTTCCGATGCGTTAAACACTTCATCAGAAGTGTCTAGCTTTACCGTTCCTGCGCTAATTACCTTCTCGATTACTCCGATACCCTCGTTGAAATCTACGGTATCACCGTCAGAAGGTACGTACCTTGCACCAGCCAATAGGGACTTGACAACTTCCATCTTGTCGCTATCGGATGATTCTACGAAACCAATGTTCTGCATTGTTGTATCACAGTGGTAACAAGTTGTTGCGGTTGCAGATGTAATCTGAACCGTATTGTCGTTGCGGCACCAGAATACATTCTCTGGTGAAGTGTTTGCTAGGTATCCACCATCGGCACTCTTTTCGAATGACATGATTGCGGATAGCTGGTTACATGGGTTGTCTACCAAGGAGAGTTCGTTAAGGAAGTAATCCTCGATGACCCTGTAGATTCCCTTGTCTACGATCTTGTCGGATGTCTTGGTTACGACTCCACCAATGGAGAAGCCCCTCAGGGTACCGTCCAAAACCTTCTGCCAAGTATCCTCAGCGCCCTTGGAAACATACGCTGAGACAAAGATACCGTTGTAGACCTTGTCGGTCTTTGGATCATAGAAGCGCTCTGGCTTGAATGAGATGACGCTTCCAACAGCCTTTAGCCTGTCGTGCATCTCTCGCATGTTGCCCGCGAAACTCTTGAATGCCTTAAGCGATGCCTCAATAGGTACGATATCTCCTGCAAGGTCGATATTATCGAGCGTTGCAAATCCGTGGACCATTCGACGTTCTGTGTCCACCTTTGTAAGTGGAACAGTGAATTCGATACGTCCATCGATAATCTTACCGGAAGTTTCAGCGAAATTCATCATAGCTCTCCTAGTATATCACTTATTTGCTTTTGCTCCACTACCCTTTGGATTTCTTCCAGTGGCAGTTGTTGGAGAATCAGAAGCATTCTGTGAACGTGACCTATCACGCGCATCGCGGGCTGGCTTTGCTCCCGCTACGGCAGGCTTAGCTGCTACTGCCTCAGCCTTTGCTTGTGCGGCAGTTGCTGCTGTATCAGCCTTCATTTGGTTTTCCTGAGCCTTGGCATCAAGCTGCATTTGCATTTGTTCCTTGGCCTGATTTGCCTGCTCATCATCAAGACCCTCAATCTGAGCCTTGCCCAAATCTCCACGTACCTCATTAGGCTTGATAACATTCTGACCCAAGTAGATTTCGTGAATCTGTGCGGATACGAGTTCGTCAACAACAGAAGCCTCGTTGAACTTGAGTTCTACCAAGAGAGTCGCTTCCTTGATGATATTGGACACAACCTTCTCTAGGTAACGCTGCAATGGACGAATAACGTTGTCACGGAATGTACGGTCCTGTGTTACTGCCGCCGCTACACCGCTACCCTCAGCAATACCCAGCTTTGACAGCGGTACTTGGTGAGCCATCAAGATGTTCTGGCGATTGTTCTGGCGGTACTGCTCGAAGCTGGCATCCTGAATCTTGTTCTCTACAGGTTCCATCTTGAACTCAACCTTGTTGCCATCGGCATCAGGAGGAAGAGGGACGAACAGGGTACGGTGATTCTGACCCTTGAGGTTTGTCTGTAGGAATCGGAATAGCTTGTCTTCTGCCGTTGCTGAAAGCTTGGCACCCTTGAGGGTGATAAGATAACGAGGCACAGCCTTGTTCTCGAAGTACTCAAGGTTGTATTGTTCTGCCTGCTGGTCACCGACAACAGAAGTTGCTGCGGACACAACGTCAGGCACACCATAATAGGTATTCAATGGTGAGTACTTCTTGAAATGAATGATTTCGTTTGGCTCTGGGTCACCAATGATTGGGTCAGGGTTCTTTGCACCGAAGTTACGGAAGTAAACTACCTTCTGTCCAATGATCTGAACATAGCCATCCTTGAGGCGACGCACACGAACTGTAATAGCAGGAACGTGACCGACATAACCAATCTTTCCCGTGGTTGTACGACCGATTTCCATGTAGCCGTTTCCGGTTGCTTCATAGTCAGTGACAATCTTGTTCATTGTGTCAGTGAATGCGTCCTGATCATTAAGACCTTCGAGCCATTCGCGTGCAGCTACCTTGATCTTGTCAAGCTTCTTCTTGGCCTTGTCCTGAGCCTCTGGCTTCTTGGTCTGTAGCTCCTGCATTGCCTTGGGGGTAAGCTGAAAGGAGAACTCCATACCCACGGCAGAATGAACCTTCGCAGAGATAGCGGAGTGGTTGGAGAAGCTGGTGTCATAGAACCCAGCTAGGGTGTACAGGTTGTAGGGTGGGTTGATGGCGTCAAAGGCACCGTAGCCGTTGACATAATTTAACTTGCCGGGATTGATCTGGTTGGACTGCGCTCCACTACCCGAAGGCTGCATCTTGGACGATTCCTCGTAAGATGCTGTAGGCGCTGCGCCCAATGACTTCTCAAGACGATCTACACGACGCTTGAGGTTGTTGTCTAGATTAACAGACTCAGACTTGATATCCTTCCAAGCCTTATCGAAAGGGTCTGCGCTTGGCTTTGGTGTGGGGAGAATCTCATCCCTTGCCACCTTTACATCAATGAAGGTGTCAGTACTCATTGTGACCGTTCTTTCTCATTGCTGCCTGTGCTGCCGCCAAAGCACCGAGGTCATTAACGCTGGGGATAAGACCTTCCTTTAGTCGGTCTACCTGCTCAGAGTGTTCGTCATCTGATGCCCTGCGGATTCCAGCTTGGAACCAAGGCTTGCCTTCTGGCTGACCATAATGTGCTGCTGCATTCTTGAGCTTCTTCATTGCGTCGAAGTCATACATGGAGCTAGCCTTGATATTGAGCATGTTTCCGTTACCGTCATGGAATAGGTGACCATCTGGCAACTGCCAGAAGAAAAGTCCCCACTCGTACATCTTGGGAACAATTGTGGTCTTATGCTTTGCTTTGCTGAATGGATCGTCGCTCATATACGCTATTGTAGCATATTAGGCTGAATACGTACCGACACCTTTCCATGATGGCGTCGAAAGTACAAGATTCTCACCACTGTCCAACACGATAGCCTTAGAAGTAATTGTGATACCATCGTCAATGATGTACAGGGTGTGAGATTCCTCCCCCTCATCCTCACCCACAACGTATCTGTTTGTACCAATTGTTCCACGGTACTGCTTACCAATGTCCATTGCGGGAACGTCAGACGCAGAGATATAAAGTTCAGCCCAAGTCTTGTCGTCCCAGTCCTGCCATGCCATTGACGTGTTGTTTGAGTATGCGACCTGTGCCCAAGAACGGAAGTTCATAATCTTGGCAAGGTTGTCTCCACCATAGAAGATGATGTTCTTTAGCTTTACGCCGGGACCAAAGGTGAACTTGGGTACTTCTGTACCCGGTTGGACTGGTGAATCAAAGGCGACACCGATTGCTGTCCATACTCCATTACGTAGTGTTGGAACAGAAACTTGCTGTCCACCTTGGAACAAAGTAAATCCGGTGTCCAAAGTTGTTTCACCTACGGAGAACCTAGCGGACACTCCTCCGTCATCGTACTGGGAGATGAAGAACTTCGTAATTCCGTCACCAACGGATAGTTCCATATCAACGTTGTCGTAGTACGCATCAGACTTTACCCAGAACTGCAATCCCAAGAATGTCTCATACTGTCTGCTAGTAACAGACACCTGTCCATCCAGAACAGAGATACCGCTCTCGTTGCCGAGGTTCATGACGGAACCCTCTGCCTTACCAATCATGTATGGTGATACGTTCTTCTTTGAGTAGTAGACACCTTCTGGCACGTATGGCAAAGCCTTAAGCTGTCCCTGTGTGCCTACCTCATTCCAATTACCGTTGTCGAAAAGGGCAAACACGGATACTTGAGGAAGCGTTGATGGTACAAGAGAATCATTATCCAACAGGAAGTGGACATCCATTTCGTACAGATGTGGGTTGGGCAACCTAAAATCTAGGATCACGTCTGCTGGAATCCTGTATAACAGATTCTCCTCAGCAATGACGATAAGACTCTCTTCTGATCCCTGATTGGCAAATAGTGCATCAATGCACTTACCCTTGATCTTATGGAAGGACACATATGCCTGCCCGCGAACAATTGGCGATGACATGGAGACATGGATGAACTTGATATTGGACGTTGTTCTTCCGCCCGCATCAAGGTCAACCTGAGAGATACCGGACAGTGGTGTCCTAGACCTATAGTAGGTCTTCGTCATTGTGTATTCTCGGTCCTTGCCGAAACGATTGTTAGTCAGGTACGTCATAATCCCTCTCAGCAATTAGGTCGAAGTCCAGCTTCTTGACTGCCCCATACTTCGCATACGTGCGCGAGAAGGTTGCAAAGTCTGCTCTTGTAAGCGTGTGGACGCCTTGACCCCATACGTACCTACGCTTGGCGATCAGAGGCGATACAACGTAAGGATAGATGGCAACAGGACCAAGCTCTACAGATAGGATGTCCCCTGCGTAGACACCGATCCAGTCAGTGTTGAAGTTGTAGTTGTTCGGGTAGCTGGTAGCTGGGGTCAGGGAACCAACCTCAATAGCATTGACCATCAATGTCACTCGCTGTTGCGTTGAGGTAATGCTCACTAGCAATGGACCATCCTCTCCTGAGATTTCATAAGAGACGAGACCGTCGCCAATAGCCATGACCAACGATCCATTATCCACGTACAAGCCATCAGTTGACCACAAAGGCCCCATCACCTTACCACTGGATGACCCTTCAAAGCCTAGACGCATCCACATTTCAAGTGTAAGCTCAGAATTCTTTCCAGTGTCATGCAAAAATCCCTTACCGGGAAACACCACGGAAGGGTTTGGGTTGGAGATTAGGATAAGAGACGTGGAATCGCCATACACCAACGGGATACCGGTGGTTGACGCGGATAGCTTGTTATCATATTTGATAACGTATGCCGTATCTCTGCCGAATCCATACTCTGGAATAGCTACGGCCTGATTGATACCCGCAAAATGTTGGAGACCGGACGCCTTGATTGGGGCTGAACTTGTTGTGCCGTGTTCAAGAATGATCTTCGATCCTCTACCCTGCCCTACTGACACTCCACCGATGAGGAAGTTGTATGTTGCTGGTGATGGGTAGTATGCTCGAATGCGGATACCTAGGTTCTGTACGTCTTCTGTAACCTTGGGACCGGGAAAAGTTGCATAAACCTGTTCCCACGCATCAAGCTGAATTGTTACACGCGCTGCTGCATAATCAATCTGGTCGATTACGGCTGCGCTAGGATTGATCTTTGCGACGTTGCCCGCACTATTGACGAGAACTACCTCAAAGAAGTTGAACAAACCAGACTCAAATCCCCAGAATCCAACATCAATGTTCTCCGTGAGGTTAATCTCGTCTGTCGTAATAATGTCAAGCTTCTTGATTTCAATATAGTGCTCTTGATCTGGAACGACACCAATTGTCGTTGTCGCGCTGGTCACCTTATAAGCTCCACCAATACCGGGGAACCTAGGAACTCTGTCACGAATGAACGATGCGTAACTCTTGGCAGAGGCAGACCACAAAGAAACATCCTCATCGGCTTCTGTCAATAGCGTCAGATAAGTCAAATGATCGCTAAAAGACCACAAACCGATGGGATGTTCCCCGTACACTCTGTCACAATAGATGCTACTCACACCTTGATTATATCAGGTGATGTCTACGTCTTCGCATCCTGTTTCTGAGGAACACGCAAGTTCCTGAGAACCCTTTGTTCCGTCCTCTGATTCGTACAGTGGCAATAGTGACCAATTGACACTCGAAGGCATCTTGGCATTCCACGCATCGAACTCTTCCTTGGTGACTGCCTGATAGGGAGCCTGCTTGTAAGAGTGCTCAGAAGCTGGCAGGAATGACACTCCACCGATTGCATCGAAGTTGTCGTATACCCAAGCTCCTACTCCCACCCACTCCTCTTCCTTGACATTGATCGTCACGGAAGGATTGTGTTCGGTCCAGTGCTCACGATAAAGCTTCCAGAGCGTTAGATGTTCGATTGCTGTCAAGTCCTTGGTGTACTTGACTCCCTTCGGTGCTGCCGTTGGGAAATAGAACACAGTGGTTGCGTCTGGCTTTGTTACATCAGGCTCCCACGGGATTCCTTCGTCCTTCATCAACTGCGTGAGCGGGTCTTTGTTGTCTGCTCGTACAGTCCTGAGGTAGTACTCTGAGTACCAAGGATGAATACCGGAGCTTACTCCTGTTAGCTGGCTCACGGTGCCGCTTGGCTTCACACACGTAATTGCTGTGGATGGGTTGATACCAAGCTTCTCTGCCCACGTAGCGTTGGTTGCTACTGCAACGTCTCTAGCTGAATCCAAGAAGTTAGCAAGCTCTGGGCTTGGTGTTGACATGAATTCGTTACCGAAGATTCCTGTGAACGAAACACCGAGAAGACGCTCTTCCTCAGAGTTGGCCTTCCATGCCTTGCGAATGTACTTGAAGTCTGTCAGACTCGACTGCCATGTACCAAGGATCGTTGCAAGTTGAACCTTGCGAACGATTTCCTGTGCTGTGTCGTCAGGTCCGATGACAACTTCTGTTAGATTACAGAATTGGTTTGGGCGAAGTAGAATCTCTCCGCATGGGTTGGTTCCAGCAATCTTTGACGAGTCCCTCCGACCAAAACTGTCAACGTGCTTACGAACTGAATCAAGATTGAAAATCCCTCGTTCGCCACTCTTTGAATCATATAGATTTGTCCATTCCTTCATGAATTGGCCTGTAGTAGGCTTACTGTTGTATACCGCTGAATTGTTGGCTAGCGCACGGTGACCATAAGACTCCCACCAGTTACCAGACTTTGCTGTTGCCATGCTGAAATCGTCAAGGTCGGACTGAGAAATCAATGCCGAACGACGAACTCCACCTACAACAATAACCTCAGCAACCTTGGTCATGAGGTCGTGTGCTTCGATTGGCTTGAGTCTACGACGTGCTGCCGTCTTGAAAAGCGCTACAGAGAAGGTGAAGAGGTCTTCCAGAGGCTGTGGTCCGCTGGCTCTTCCACCGAATGTCTTAAGTCGAGCGCCTGCGGGTCGCACCTTTGACACGTCCCACTTGGGAACCTGACCTGTTACTAGAAGGCTCAGCAATTCCTTGAATGCCTTTGCCCATCCTAGCTTTGAGTCCTCGACAACAATAGTTGTATTGGTATCGAAGAAGTCTTCTGCAATCACGGGAAGCTTGGAAACGTACTTGTCTTCCACGCTGAATCCGACGCCTGTTCCATTCATGAGAATGTACATTGCCTCGTCAAACGCTCGTAGGGAATCAACAGCAATGAAGCTACAGTTGTAGGCTGCGATGTTGTCCCGTTCTAGTGCCGGTCCCGCTGTCATAAGCGCACGCATGGACGGCATGATTTCGTGGTTTAGAATTGCCTTGTGAATCTCATCAAAGATGGGATCACTGTACGATAGTGTGGAATGACCGCGCATGTACGTTACGTATCTTGTTACTGTCTCTTCCCATGTCTCACGACGGTTCTTATCGTCCAACCATCGTGCATATCTGCTAGTCGCAATGAAATTGGAATAGCTATTCTTGAGGGTTCCGCCCTCCGTAATTTTACCCATTAAGCTCCTAACTAACGAACAAGGGACTCCGAAGAGTCCCTGTGTCCTACGAGTATAGCACCGTTTTGGTGCTACGATTATCCCTGAATCCAGATGTCTCCTGCCACACCTGTAGTAGGTGCAGTGGAAAGAATGTAGATTCTCTTGGTGCCAATAAAGAAACCAGAATCTCTCGTTGTGTCGTTCTTGACGATAGTCTTTCCGTTCAAGTTTGCCTGTCCACTTTGAGTGAGAGCACCAGACACGTTGAGGACTGCCAAGCCCGTTGTACCGGACACGTTAAGAGTTGTTACTGTGGCTGTTCCTGATACCGTCACACCGACCATGGTTGGTGCTACGTTGAACGCTGTAGTTCCCGTAAACGTGTTAGTACCGCTCAGGGTGTGGTTGCCTGTAGGGGTAACTACGTCAGCCCATCCTGTGTTGAAGTCTGTGCCGTCAGTCTTGAGCAGAGCTTGCTTCGTGGTTCCTGCTGGTGGAAGAGAAACGTTCCTCCATGCACCATCATACACCTGAACACGATTATCCACAACTGCGAGTTGACCCTCGACAGGAGCGGTGATCGCCGCAAGCTTGGCTGCATCGTTAGCGAAATAGTTAATCGTAGACTTGAACAGGTGAGGCTGGGTCCATGAGTATGTGAGGTCTTCTCTAGCCTTACCCGCCAAAACCTGCCATGCAGCACCATCCCAATACTTTGCAAGTCCCATGGCTGTACCCAGAACTCCCGGTGCTGTGTCAACCCACAATCCCGTATTGTTGTTGTCTGTGGAGCTTGGGGCAGGGGCAGTCAAAGCAGATGACTGAACAAAGAATGCCGGTGGCTTGCGTGCATCAGTGTTTACCTGCAATGTGGTGATCAAAGCATCTCGATCACCGAACTCCTTCGCAAGTCCTGCTGGTGGAGTTGAAGTCGGCGTTAGCTGACCGTAGTAATAGAGATTGAGGGCATCACGAATGTTCGCCAGTGCCGTCATCTCAGGTAGTGTTGGTGATCCCATTGTTATGCCTTTCCATATCCAATACTAGCAGACGCATTCGCTGCACCTTCCCAAGCCCATCCGGTAGAAGAACCATCGGCATAAGAGCCTGTATAGATTCCCTCGACAATCATGATGTTGTCCCACCAAACATCAGGTGCTCCCCGTGCTCCATTGTTATAGAGTCGCAGATACCATGCGCCTGCGTTAGGCACCGTGAAGGTAATTACCTCAGTAGTCTCTCCTGCAACGTTGGGAATAGTTTTTGTCACTGTTGGAGCGCCGATAAATGTAATGAACTTTGCAACTGAACTTACCGCAATCTGCCTACATACAACAGACATTGTGTATGTCTTACCACGAACCAACCCTTTAGGGTTAGTGTCGGTTGCTACCTCGGCATATCCAGAACCGTTTGCGGGATATGTCGAAATGATTCTCATAGATGATGTGCCAGATTTGGACCATTGAGTGCTGTAGATTGGGGTATTGCCCGATGCGAAAGTATTGGCGAACAGACCCTTCAAAACACTAGCACTTGCATTAGCTGTGCCAACCCACGATGGCGTCAGGTCTTGGTCATACTTTTCAGAAGCAGAGGCGTTCGCAGTACCCTTCCATCTATACCCAGAACCAAGAGTGCCATCAACGTAGTCACCAAGTAGCACGGAACCCGACTCGAAGCAAACGTCCGTCACCCAACCAAAGTCAGTCAACTGAGCACCGTTCGCCTGTACGCTAGGAGTATATAGGTTAAAGTTCAAGAAACAATTTGCGGCGTTCGCGGGAGCAACGATATTACTTTGAACAAACTGGTTCCATGTGTTTGCGGCTAAGGTGGTTGTCAGGATACCTGTTGAAATGCTTCCCAAGCTTGCTCCCCCCGCATCATAAAAGGATGCGGACATTTGATATCTAGTGTTTGAATAGCTGGCTTTTCCATATACAGACATCGTATATGGTACCCCGGCAATTACCGGAATGCGATCAACAGCGGCATTTGTTGCTGTTCCTACAGAATATAGAGACAGTACCGAAACGTTAATCCCTGCGGTCCCATTGTAGTAACACTTTCTACTTGATACCCCTGCCCTTCTGGTTACCGTGGAATCTAGAGAGATGACATGGGTTGCGCCATTATTGCTAAGCCATCCTCCCATACTTGGGGCAGGTCGGGTAGCAAGATTTGTTCTTTCCACAACACTATTGGTTCCATCAAAGTAAGGAAGGAGAGCGGGAGAAGCCTCAATAATTGCGCAGGTTGCTTCCACTGTTTCCCCAACTACCCACGTACGAGACACTGGGTAAAGCATTAGGCGTCCATACGCAGCGGTAGCGGGAGCAATGGCGGTTACAGAGTATCTACTGACAACACCAGCGGTAATTGGGCTAGTTGTTCCTTGAGAGCTTGAGAGTAATGCGTTTGCCGCCGTATACCAAGAGATATTGTGGTTCATGGTGCTACTGAACGATGCCTTGTGGTAAGCGCTGAAAGTGTAGGTTGTGCCGGGAGTAACTGATGCGGTAGAGCCACCGGGATACACGCATCCAACTCCCGTACCGCCAGTGGTTACCGTAGCCCTGAATCCAGTGGTAACATCATTGGGATATCCCGTAAGACCAGTCACCTTTGCAGATGTGAACACGCCAACAGAAATATAGTGAAGCCAACCCGTTGTGTCAGTCGCACACGTTGGATTGGTGAACAGATTACGTCTAATTTCAATCTGAGCACCTGTTCCCACAATGCTTGGATTGGTTGACATGTTCCTGATAGGCTTATATCTTACGTCTGCAATTACAGGCTTCATGCGTAGGACTGACCTCCTACCGCCCCAAGCCAGACTGTTCCAGTCCATGTGAGGAAGTATACGTCAATTGCTGCCGCCGTTGGAGACATCGTTGGTGCCATTCCGTTAGGCCACTTCACACCTGTGAACGTGAGAGTCTTGCTACCCGCAGTCTGTGTGACAACAAGACCGATAGAGAACGATGCTGTTCCTACTGCCGGTGTTGGAACGGTAAGTGCGGTGTTGTTCGTGAGGGACACGCTGAACATTGCAGGGTAGGTAACAGGAAGCGTGGTAGCTCCTGACCATGTAGCTGCAACGATTGTAGAAGATGCTGCATCGAATACAGCCTTCTCATAGATTGTTTTCAGGTCGAATAGAAGCGACCAGATATTACCAGACGGAGTTGACACATACTGTGATACCTGATTGGATGCTGTATTGATGTACAGGTCATATACATAGGGCGATTCACCAATTGCTGCATAGAATGCTGCTGGTGATGCGGTACCCGCATAGAATCTCGATCCACGCTTTCCCGGTGCTCCCACACCAACACTGATACGCATTTCAGCGGGTGGAGCAAGGACATCAATCTGTTCAGACGCTACGACAACGGTTACCTCTTCTGGCATTACGCACCAACTACAGATTCAGATACGGTAATGGTCCCGGTGAGGAAGGTATGCGTTGCTGGTCCAGATACGGTGATGTCATAGTAGTAAACCTTGGAGGCATCAAGAAGATCGCCTGCTGTGGGAGTGATTGTACAGAGTACCGTGTTCTCTACAGAGTCGATATCAACTGAGAGCCTGTACTTCTCTCTGCCTACTGCTGTTCCTCGTTGATCAGCAATGTCAAACGTACCCGCTGTGAATTCGGATAGGTCGAATGGAGTACCCGCATTTGTCTTTGGGTAAAGGATCAGGGAGTACGTATCTCCCTTGTAATACTTGATGTCATAGGTTACCGGAGCCATAGCACCCATTATAGCAGTAAGGGGTGACCCGAAGGCCACCCCTTTTGCTTACTTTACTTTGCCTACATCTAGTCCGATGGCTTCCGCCTTTACCAGCAAGGAAGACTTCTCTTCGCCAGTTGTCTTGTCAACCCACTTATCTTCAAAAATTACTCCGAGGACAATGATAGGGTCTCCGATTTCAAGGTGGTCCCTGACCTTGAGTGCGCTGTTGCCCCAGATTTCTACGTTCCATCCGGTGGTGTTTGCGTCTTCCCACTCTTCGCCTACGGAGTTCTCTGTAGTGGTCCTGACCTTTTGACGATCATTCGTGATCATTCGGAATCGTGCGACTCCTGAGTTACCGACTGCGCGGTACTTGATTTCGGTGCCGATGCGGCCTCTCGATGTAAATACTGGGCTTCCCATAGTCTGTATCCTTTCGCTTGTTCTGCCGCAACAAGGATATCACATGGTTAGCTGTAGGTCAAGGGCACCCAGTTGGTACCGTCGAACGTACGCACGATAGCTGACTTGGAAAA